AGGCGGCGGTGGCCGCCTATCGCCGGGGCGGACCTGACGGCTTCGCCGATCTGGCGGGGCTGCTCGACGCCTTCGCGCCGGCGCCCGGGGCGACGGAGACCCAGCGCAGCGCCGCTCGCGCGCGTCAGGCTATGGTGGCCTCCGAGCTGATCCGCGCCGGAGCCGACCGTGCGGACGTCGCCGCCGCCGTCGATCTGTCCAGTCGCCTGGCGGCCCAGGGAGCCTATACCGCCTGGCACCGGGAACGACCGCAGCTGTCGGATCGACAATCTGATGAGCTGTCGTCACAGGTGACCGCCGCCCTGGCCCCCTACTTCCGGTCGTTCGAGGCCCAGCAAACGCCCTTGGCGCGCGGGCTGCGCGAGGGACGAACGACCATGGTTCGCCGGATCGCTGAGGTCTATGTCTCGCAAGGGCGGGAGCCCGAGGACGCCGCTGAGGCCGCAGCAAGGGTTCTAACCGGGAACTATGTTTTCGTCGGTCGCGACGGCTGGCGGCTACCCTCCGCCCGCCGATCGGACGAGGCCTTGATCGCTGGGGGTGCAACCGCCGCCCTGCGGGCCCATGGTGCGCGCGACGGTGCGCGCTTTTACACGCCGCCCACCGGCGCGGGCGGGCCTGCGGAGCGACGGGAAGCCTATGCGGACCGGGTCACCACATCAGGCCGCTGGGCGACCCTGCCCGGCGACCGGGGCCTGGTGCTGACCCTGCGCGACCCCGATGGGACCTGGCGCGCCGCCCTCAATGCAGACGGTCAGGCCATCGCCTATACCTGGGACCAGCTCGAGGCCTATGGCCGGTCTGTTTCAGGGCATACCTCTGTGGGCGGAGATCGTTTTCGTGGCTCGGCCCGCTCGCTGCCGGAGCCCCCCGCCCCGCTCGGTACGAGCCGGACGGTCTCCCGTGTGCGTGAACGGGATCAGACGCCGACCGTCCGGGTCAACTCTCTCGAAGAGGCGCGCGGCCTGATTGGTCGCCTGGTTCCCGGTGTTCGGTTCAACTCTGGCTATCGCTCACAGGCCCAGCAGGACCGTCTTCGTCAAGGTCATCGTGGTGGCGGGGTTCGGCCGGCGGCCCGCAGTTTTCATACGCAGGGCCGGGCGTGGGATCTGTCTCCACCGCGCGGCATGACGATGGCCCAGCTGGCTGAGAGCATGCAGGCGGCTGGGTTTCGTGTGCTGAACGAAGGGAATCACGTCCATGTGTCGTGGTGAGGTGGTGACGTGAGCCAGCCGGACCGGCCCTCGCCGTTGAGCCCTGAAGAACAGATGGCGGGATCAGGCCGCCCGCCGACGCGACCCCGAAATGAAGCCGCCGGCCTCGAAGGTTCAGGCTATCCCCATAACCCCGGAAACGGGGTTATGGCCCCGTACGACGACGGGCTGGTGTCGTCGTCAGATGTTCAGGGCGCGCGCGACGCAGCGGCGCGGTGGAATGGCGTTGTCCCAGCGAGCCGTCCGAATGCCTGGGAACAGGTGATGGAGGACGCCGGGTCTCTGACGGATCGCGGGGCCCGCAATCTGGTGATGCTGGGGATGCTCGGGCTGGAGGCGGCGTCCGAGAACCTATCTGCGTTCACGGGGTCAGAGCCGTTAGAGTTCAGCGCGATGGATGTGATCAGTCCTGACGAGGCCAACGCGCGATACGGGGTCGAGGGCTATCTCAGGTTCACAGAACCCGTCTTCGACGCCGATGCTGCGAACCGGGCCTATTGGGCCCAGCGTCAAGCCTATCGGGAATGGGCGGTGGCGTCTTCAGAGCTCCCCATACTGGATCAACTGGGGGCGGGTCTGGTCGGGTCCTTGATTGACCCCATTCAGTGGCCGCTTTGGTTAGGGCCTGAGGGGTTCGCGGGCAACGCTCTGAGAACCGGCTTGCTTGCGCGAGGATTGAGCCCCGTCGCTCGGGGTGTGGTGGCCGGCGGCCTTGAGGGCGCGTTGGGCGGCGCGTTGTTCGAAAGTGTAAATCTGCCTCTCCGGCGGTCCGTCGGAGAGGACTATGGGTTGGCGGAGGCGTCCGTATCGGTCTTGGGGGGGGCTCTATTCGGGTCCGCCTTTGGAGGGATTGCGGGTGCCTTCTCCCGCTCGCCAGCACCGCCCCTCGACACGCGGGTTGAGGTTGCTCCTTTTCAGGCTGAACCGCATTTCGCCGATCCGGTGGGGATGATTTCCGGTCCGCCTGACTTCATAAATCGTTTAAGGCCCGAGACGCGGGTTGGTGCCGCCCGCGAGGCTATAGAAGCCCTGGCTGAAGATCGCGCCGTGGATCTGGGTCCGCTGCTACGTCAGGCCGACGAATGGAACGGCACCGCGGTCAATCTGGCGCGGCTGAACGAGGTCGCCTCGCCCCTGCCCGCCAGCTGGAAACCGTTGGACCCGGACATCGCCGTCACGACGCGCGGTGAGGAAATCCCGGTGCGATATGTCCTCGCCGAACTGGACGATCTGACGACCAGTCACGACGACGATCTGTTCCGCGATGCGGCCTATCCGCCGGAACTGCAGCCACGCCAGCGGGAACGCGCGGCGGCGCAGGCGCGCAACCGCAAGCTGGAAACGGAGCTGAACCCCCTAAGGCTGGTGGACGAACGCGGGGCCGAGAGCGGGGCCCCCATCGTCAGCCGGGACGGCGTCGTGGAGAGCGGCAACGGTCGCGTGATCGCCCTGCGGCGATCTGCCCGTGGCTCGGGTACCGAGGCCTATTCCCGCTATCGCGCCCTGCTGGAGAACCGGGGATTGGACCTGAATGGGATGAAGCAACCGGTGCTGGTTCGGGTCCGTGAAGAGCCCCTGTCCGGGCAGGAGCGCGCACGACTGACCCGGGACATGAACGCCGATGTGACGGAGCGGTATTCGGCGACGGAGCAGGCTCTGGCCGACGCGCAGGCGCTGGATGACGGCCTTCTGGCGCTGATCGAGGGTGGCGACATCAGCCACGCCATCAATCGCCCCTTCCAGCGGCGCTTTCTAGAGAGGATCGCGGGCGATCAGATCAACAGTCTGGTGGCGCCGGGCGGCGGTCTGTCGAAACAGGGCGAGGCCCGCATCCGGGCGGCGCTGACGGCCAAGGCCTACGGCGACGAAACCCTGATTGAGGCACTGTTCGAGGACGGCGACGACCTGCTGAAGGGCGTCGGTCGCGCGCTGGCGGACGCGGCACCGGAGTGGGCGGCGACGAAATCGGCCATGGCCCGGGGCGAAGTTCCGGCCGAGCTGGACATGACCGGGCCGCTGATCCTGGCGGTCGATCTGGTGCGGCACGCGCGGCATCGACGCCTTCCGGTCGCGGACGTGGTGGCCGCGCGGCTGGGGCAGCTGGACGCTTTCGCCGGCGAGGCCATATCCGTCGAGACAGAGGCCTTCCTGCGCGCCATGTTCGTCACCGCCCGGGATGGATCGACCCTCTGGAACCGTCCGCGTTCAGCGGATAAGCTGTCGGAGGCGTTGCAATGGCTGGCGCGGGAGACCCGCAAGGCCCAGCCGGGGGAAAACCTGTTTGGCGAGGTCGCTGGACAGGCTGACGTCAGGAGACTGCTGAATGGCCTCACCGACTGGTTCGCGAAAGACGCCGAGCCCGACCGTCACCCGCTCGCCGTCGGCCGCGAGACGGACCTTGCTGTCAGGGCTGTTCGGCCAGCTGGCCGAGAGAGGCCCGGCGGGCGCGGGGGATCGGAAACTGGCCGAGGCCTTGGCGAAGCCGAAGCCGGACTAGACCCGCCGCCAGCCACCCGTATCGACGTCGGCGATCCGTTCGCGGACGATCCCGAGCTGCGCGAGCTGTGGCGAGACACCGAAGCGATGATCCGCCGCGAGGGGCTGGACGGCACCGAAGACGGGGCCGTCCAGCCCGATGACGCGCACATGGTCGCCACCGCCATCGAGGCGGCTGCCAACTGCATGCTGGACGGAATGGACTGATGGCGCGCAAACCCTGTCATGCGAGCGTTCGCGCCGCCGTCGGTGAGGCCTTCACCGACGACCAGATCGACGACATCCTGGAACGTCTGGCGAAGAAGCGCGCGGCGCTGGCCGCCGACGATCCGCTGGCCTCGAATGCCGAGGCCCTGGACGCTGCGGCCCGCGAGCTGACGCGCGACGAGGTGTTTGGGGCGCTGATCGAGCGGCGGATGGCGGCGGCGGCCGTCAAGGCGAAGAAGGCCCGAGGCGAACGCCTGGCAGGCCTGCCCGGAGACGCCGCCGACCGACTGCGCGCCTATAACGTGGGGACGGAAAAACAGGGCCTGTTCGCCAACGCCAGCGTTGATGCGGAGGGGCGGGCCCGGTCGGTCGCCCTGTGGGGCATGGTCGAGCGCGGGCTCGCCAAGCACGAAGGTCTGGCCGAGCGGCTGGTCTCGAACGTGCTGGGCCGGGCGGACAAGGATTTCGAGCGGAAGGTCGCGCGCGAACTGTCGCGCCTGAACGGGGCCGAGGCCGAGCCGACCGGCGACGCCATGGCCGTGGCCGCCGCGCAGGTGTTCGTGGATGCGCTGGAGGCGGCCCGCCTCCAGCAGAACCAGCAGGGTGCCTGGATCGGCAAGATCACCGGCTACATGGGCCGCCAGCACCACGACCGCCTGCGCGTCCAGGGGGGCTTCTGGCGTGAGGTGCGCCATATGGCCGAAACGAAAGGCGACCTGCGGGTCGCCTCGAAGATCGCCGCCCGCAAGGCGTTCCGCAGCTGGCGCGACAAAATCCATCCGCTGCTGGACGCCCGGACCTTCAAGGGCGTCGACCCGGAGGACCTCGCCGGGGACGGGTGGATCGGGCTGGACACGGATGCCGAGTTCCAAGCCTGGCTTCGACGTCACCAACGCGGCCAGGCCAAGGTCAGCGCGGCCGAGGCGCTGCACCGGGCGGGCGCCATCGACACGCCGTCGCTGGAGGAGGCCTTCCTGTATCGGGTCTGGTCGGACATCGTCGCGGGCAAGCACGAGGTGATGCGCGGGGCGTCTGACCTGGGCGAGTTCCGCCCGCCGGCGGGCAAGGCGCGGGCGGTCTCCAGGAGCCGTGTGTTGCACTTCAGAGACGCAGACGCCTGGATGGACTATGCCGATGCGTTCGGTGCGCCCGGTGGCCTCTACGCCTCCATCATGCGCGACCTGGACCGGGCGGGGCGCAACGCCGCCCTGATGGCCCGCTGGGGTCCGTCCCCGGAGGCCGCCTTCAACAACGAGGTGGCGCGGCTGCATGCCGAGGCCGTCGAGGTTGGGGACACGCCCGCTGCCGACCGGCTCAACGCGCCGCTGCGGCGGTCCGAGTTCGATGAGCTGACCGGGGCCAACAATGCCCCTGGCAATCTGCGCTTTGCGATCGTTGGCCGCACGATCCGCGTCTGGGAAAGCATCACCAAGCTGGGCGGGGTGGTGCTGTCGGCCCTGGGCGACAGCTCGCTGGCCAGTCAGACCTTCGTGCGGGCGGGGGGCACTCACATTGAAGGCTACGAGGCCGTCTTCAAGGGCGTGACGCGCCTTCAGTCCGAGACGGGCAAGGCCGTGGCCGACGCCCTGGACGTCGGCGCACGTTCGGCCGCGGCGCACCTGTCGTCACGGTTCGCGGCGGCCGACGGCTTTTCAGGATGGGCCGCCTATGCCCAACGCCTGTTCTACAAGGTCAACCTGTTCGAAGGTTGGATGGACGGCCTGCGCAGTGGCGCGGCCGAGGGGCTGTCGGCGATCTGGGGGCGGCAGGCGGATCGAACTTTCGACGCGCTGGAAATCGGGACGCGCGAGACGATGGAACGCTACGGCCTCAACGCCGGGGCGTGGGAGCTGCTGCGGTCGGGCGCGCTGGAGGCGTCCGACGGCCGTCGCTACCTGACGGCCGAGGCCGTGGACACGGTGTCCGACGCCGATCTTCTGGAATGGGCAGGTTACACCGCGCGGGCGGGATCCGACGCTGTTGACCGCGAGGCCGCAGCAGCCGCTGCGCGGGCCGATCTGCGGGTGCGCTTTCAGACCATGGTGTCTGGTCTACTGGACGACGTCGTCACGGAAGCGCGGGCCCGGGAGCGTGTCGGTCTGTTGCGGGGCACCAAGCCGGGGACGATCGAGGGCGAGTTCCTGCGCACCTTCACGCAGTTCTGGTCGTTCTCGCAGGCCGTGATCGGTCGTCACCTGGCCCCGTCGGCGCGGGGCTATGCTGGTCGCCAGCCGGTCGCCCTGCTGGCCCATCTGATCGTGGCCTCAACCGCGATGGGCTATCTGTCGCTCCAGGCGAAGGAAATGGTGAAAGGCCGCAAGCCCCGCCCGATCTTTGGCGAGGACGGGGAGTTTCTCGGCGGACAGCTGTTTCTGGCGTCGATGTTGCAGGGCGGGGGGCTGGGCCTGTACGGCGACTTCCTGTTCGGCGAAAGCAACCGGGCGGGCATGACCGCGTCCATTTCGGCCTTCGCCGGCCCTGCGGTCGGTGACGCCGAACGGCTCTATCAGATTGTCAACAAGCTGGCCTATGGCTCGCCGGAGCAACGGTCGAACGTCGGCGGGGATTTGCTGCGCTGGGGCGTGGGTCAGGTCCCGTTTGCCAACGTCTGGTACACGCGGCTGGCGCTCGACTATCTGGTCTTGTGGCGGCTGCAGGAGGCGATCAGTCCCGGCTATCTGACGCGCTACGAAGCCCGGGTGCGTGACAGACAGGGCACCGAATACTGGGTGAGCCCGAGCGAAACGGTTTCATAACCCCGCCCGCGCCGCGCGGGTGATGCTGAGGTATGACGACCCCGCTCGAACAGCCGCAAGCCATCGACCTCGCGCCCGGCGGGGTCGATGCGTTTCCGGTCGGTTTCAGATTTTCCAGCCCGACGGATGTGAAGGTCTTGTTGCGTGAGGGGTCCGTCGACCATCCGCAGATCCTGAACGTCGACTATGTCATCGTGGGCGCGGATCCGCTGGGATCGGGCGGCACGATTGTCTTCCAGGCCGGTCGTGTCCCAGCTGCCGGGGTGAAGGTCGTCCGATGGCGCGAAACGCCCGCCCGTCAGGACGATGGCTTTGGTGACACCGAGACGTTCCGACCCAAGGCCAATGAAAGGGCCTTTGATGACCTGACCCGGATGATACAGGAGTTGAGGCTCTCGAGCGGAATGGCTTTAACCGCGCCTGTCGGCGAGGCGGGGCTGACGCTGCCGCCGGTTGAGGATCGGGCGGGTCGCTTTCTGGGGTTCGACGCCGAGGGCCGCGCGATCCCGCGTTCAGGCGTCACCGTGGCGGCGGTGGCGGCGGCGGACGCCCCGGCCCAGGACGAAACCCAATGGCCTCTGCGTTTGACCACCAGCGGTGACGAACGGGGCCTGTTCGGCGGTTTTGATCCGACCCGCGACATCGCCGTGCTGCAGGGGTCCGATCCGGGCGAGGCCAACAAACCCCTGTTTATTCAGCCCAATGGCGGCGTCGTCGCCCTGGGGGCCTATAGTCGCGCGGTCCTGGTGACGGCCAGCCTGGTCCAGGGCGACACCACCGTCACCATCGACGTTTCGGAAGATCAGCCGCAGATCTGGCGCGGCTCAACCATCACGGCCAATGCCGGGTGGCTGTCGGACGGCACGACGGTGGCCGATCCGGTTCACTGGTATCCATCCTATCAGCCCGGCAGCGGTGGGGCCTTCAGCACCAAGACGTTTGAACTGTCGGCCCCGGCCCTGGCGACAGGGGTAGCAGAGCTGTTGATCGTCTGGTCCGCCGACAAGCTGGATGACGAAGTCTGGTGGTTGACCAATCACCCCAACGTCAATGGCGACGGGGCCTTCGATGTCGGCGCGCGGTGGGTCGCGGCCCGGTATGCGGCGGTGGTCCGAGGCCCGCTGCGGGCGGAGGGGGCAGACTTCTCCTCCTATCAGGACTTTGAGGGCGGTGGCACCGAAGGCGGCTATGTGGCCGCCGACGGCTTTACGTCCCGGACCGTGCTGGAGGGCGGTTCGCCGGTCCGGTTCGCCGCCTTCGCGCCCTACGGCATCAACATGCCCATGGATGCCTGGAAGACGCTGGGGTCCACACTGACACGGTTTGACGCCACCCTGCTGGGGAACGTCTGGAGCAATGTGATCACCGTCCCGGTGGCCAAGGCGGCCGCCCGGCAAATCGCCAATCTGGGCGGTCCGGCGTTTGGGGACAACAACAAGCTGATGCACGACGGACAGGGGCACGAGCTGGCCCTGTTCTCAGGGGTCCACCCCGGGCAGAACACCGTCAATGACCTGCCGATCCGCCTGGGTGTACGGGTGTTTCCGTACAGCGTGAGCCACCAGCTGGGCCAGGGCAGCTGGCAGGTTCATGAGGCGCCCTATCGGGCGTACCGAAGCCGGGTGGTCGGGGTCGCCTACGGCGAATATCACAATCACCTGATCCGGTCGGGTGACGATGGGCTGACGGCCAACGGCACGACGCCGGCGACGGGCACGCTGGTCGACCTGGACTTCAACCGGTTCACCACGGTGGCGGCGTCGGGGCATGCGGTTCTGATCCCCGCAGTCCCCAATGCCGGCCCGATCGAGATCGTCAACGAGGGCAGCCATCCGCTGACGGTGGTGGGGTTCGTTCGGTCGCTGGCCTGCACGGCGACAGCAGCCAGTCCCTGGCTGACGGGCTTCGGCGATCTGGACGGCAAGCATATTGTGCTGCGCGGGATGCCGATCAGCGGCGCGGGCCTGCCCGCCGGGGTGACCGTCACGACGGTCCCGCACGACGTCATCGCCGACGTCAATGGCCGCGTCGTGTTGAAGATGTCGGCCAATGCGACGGCCACGTCGACGGGGGCCCGAACCTTCGGCGGCGTCGACACCATCAACGGGGCATCGACCTTCGAAATCCCGCCGGGACACAAGGGGATTTTCAAGGTCTATGCGAACAGCCCCGGCCAGTGGCGGGCCGAACTGAGGTCGCTCCAGGCCCTCAAGGCCGGCTTCCGGGCCTATGCCGGCAGCGACCAGACCGGCATCGCCGGCAACGCCGTCGTGGCCTTCGGGACCGAGGTATTCGACCAGGGCGGTGTGTTCAATCACACCAATGGGCGGATCACCCCGCCGCCCGGTGTGCGGTTCCGCATCGAGGCCCAGGCCCGGATCAAGAGCGGCCACACGGCAGGGGCCCTCGCCTATCTTATGCTCAAGAAGAATGGTGTCGATACGGCCATGGGGGCCGCCGGCCATGCGGAGAACGGCGGGGCCGTCACCCTGGGGGTGACGGTGATCGCGGCGGCGGGTGACTATTACGAGATCAACTTCGTCGGCTCTGGCAACCCCATCGTGCTGGACAGCTATGGTCGCGGGTGCGCCTGCGAGGGATGGACGGCGTGACGCAGGTGCGGGCCCGCGTGTCCCAGTCGACGATCCTGGGTCAGTTGTCCGATCGCATGGCGGCGCTGGAGGCCCAGTCCGCCAGCCGTGACCGGCAGCTGGACGCCGTCGCCCGCGACACCCGCGAGGCGCGCGACGGTGTGCGCGAGCTGGCCACGGTCCTGCGGGAGCAGGATCTATTAGCCCAGATCGAACGCTTGCGTTCAGAGCTGGGCGCGCGGGTGGCCGTCCTGGAGGCGTCTCAGGCCAAGGTCGCCGGAGCCGGTTGGTTTTTGCGCCTGGTCAAGGAGTGGGGCCCGTGGGCGGCAGGCGTCATGGCCCTGCTGGCCGTGGGTTATTCTGAAGGGAGATTGGGATGAGCAGTCTATCGCCGACCGACCGTCGACTGGCCGAGCGGGCCGTTGAGGCCCTGGAGGCCATTGCCGCCCATCTGAGGGGCGTGGATCCGCAGGGGCCGTCACAACCTTCGCTGCCGCATGATCTGGGGGCGGTGCCGGAGGACTACTACGAGCTGCTGGCCCGGATTGAGAGCAACAACCGGCCCTATGTGAAGGCGCAGACCAGTTCGGCGTCGGGCCTGTATCAGTTCACCCGGGCGACCTGGCTGGACCTGGGCGGCGACTGGGGCTCGCGAACGGACGTGGCCTTCGGCGGCCTGAAACCCAGCGAGGCCGAGCAGCTGGAGCGGGTGCGTTCATTGACCGAGGCCAGTGCCGCTCAGCTCAAACGGGCGGGGCTGGCGGTCAATCGGGCCTCCCTGTACGCCTGTCATTTTCTGGGAGCCGGCACGGCGGTGACGGTGATCGCGGCCGACACGGACGTTCTGATGTCCGATCTGGTATCGAAGGCGGCGGCCCGAGCCAACCCGACGATCCTGGGTCACGGCAAGACCGTGGCCAGCTTTTTGAGCTGGCTGCACAAGAAGACCGGAGACTGGGCCCGATGACCGTTCGCGAGCTGGTATGGGCGGGCCTGTACGGCCTGGCCCTGGTTCTGGCGGTGGCGGCGGTGGCGGGCGTCACGGCGATGGGGCGCGTGATCGGGTCCTGGCGCGGCGCGGTGTGGGAATGACAGGTGAAATTCTGTTTGCCGTTATCGAGACGGCGTTTCGCGACCGCTCAATCCCGCTGCCTGAGTTGAGTATGTGCGAGCGTCACAAGCTCCAAATCGCTCTGGAGGATGCCGCCCGCCAGCATCTGCTGTCAGTGCGTGTTTGCCCTGAGTGCGAGGCCTTCTTCGAGGACTACGAGGAGGAGCCATGACCCTGCCCGTCCGCATCGTGACGGAGGCGTTCATCGTCAAGGAACTGCCCGGCGAAGAGCGCGGGGGGCGATCGTGTGTTCAGCTGCTGGCCGATGTGATCTATGGCGTCGGCAGCGAAACCAGCGAGGAGCAGTTCATCGTCCCCGAGGGGTATGTGACGGACTTTGCCTCAATCCCCCGCGCCGCCTGGAGCCTGATCGGGCCACCGCTGGGCCGTCATGCCCGCGCGGCCATCCTGCACGACTGGCTGTATGACACCAACGGTGCCGGGGGGCGGTTCGACCGCGAAGCCAGCGACCGCATCTTCCTGGAGGCGATGAAGGTGCTGGGGGTCAACTGGGCCAAGCGCAGCCTGATGTTCCGGGCCGTGCGCCTGGGCGGCGCGAGCGGTTGGAAGGGGGCCGCCGCGCGGCCCCTGGTGCGGCGGGTGGTGCTGAGCGGGTTGCCGAGGGGGGGCAAAGGCGAACGTTCGCCTTTGTGAAAGGCGAACCGTTCTGTTTTGGTTCTGATCGGTTGCTGCTAAGCCATTGAAACGATGGTGGGTGATGTAGGGCTCGAACCTACGACCCGCTGATTAAGAGAAAGAGCCTGCACCCGGCAAGGCCTTATCTGCAAGGGTTTGCGTCCGGCGCGACCGGGCGGAAGCGGGCGGAAACGGGCCGCTGGAGGGGTGAAAGGCGAACGGCCTAAAGCCCGAACCCCATTTTGCCCAGCCAGTCATCCATGCGGCGGGAGGCCTCGTCGGTGATTTCGGGGCCGATCTCGCCGTAGTTGTTGTCGCCCAGGGCGCGGACGGTGGTGCGGCTCTGGGCGTGGCGACCCGCCGTCATGTCGTCGGTGAAGCCGGCGTTGCGGCCCCAGCTCCAGGCGGTGTCGCGCAGGTCGGCGAAGGTGGCCGAGGGGATGGGCTGTTCGGCGTTCGGGTCGCCCAGCAGCGCGGCGCAGGCCTTCGCCGCCTCGGCTCGAACGGCGGCAAACTGCTGACGGAACAGGGTGTCCGTGAACCGCCCTCCCTCCGGGGCCGCCGCCCGGTTCTTCTTGCGGTTCGCAGCGATGACGTAGCGCGGCATCGGCTTCATATGCTGCTGGCGCGAGCGGATCAGCGGAAGGCGGGCGAGGCCCAGCCTGGGCATGAGCCGCCAGCCGCCCTTGCGGCCCGTCTTGGCGCGACCGGCACCGAGGTGGACGCGGTCGCCGGCGACGCGCTCCCACGTCAGGCCCAGCACGTCCGCCTGCGACCAGCCGGTATCGAGGGCGAGGATCACCGCGTCGGCGATCGAGGGCAGGCCCATCTGGTCCGCCGTCTCGATCAGGGCCTTGATCTCGGGCCACGTCAGGATGCGGATGCGGCCCGTGGGTGTCTCGCGCGACACCTCCTTGGCCCAGTTCGATACCGTCATGTTCTGATGCTCGCGGACCCAGCCGAGAAAGACTGAAACCACGGCCATGACGCCGGAGGCCTGGTTGTCGCCGGACGTGCGTTTGAGGGTCCAGTAGGCGGTGCGTAGCAGGTGAATGACGCCGGTGTCGGTCTGGCGCGGCTGCAGGATGAAGACGCTCTCGCGCAGCTGGGCGGCGTGGTCGGCCTTGCGTCGGGCCTCGCCTTCGGCATCGTCGCGGTCGGGCAGCTCGGCCCAGCCCGCCAGGGTATCGATCAGGCGACCGAACTTGTTGCGATAGTCGTGCTGGGTCTTGGGGGCCAGCTTGCCGAACTCGTCCGATGCCAGCCAGGCATCGCGAAGCCGGCCCAGCGACAGGCGGTCCGCGGTGGGGGACGCAGCGCGTCCGGCCCCCGCGCCCTCTATGGTGGCGGCACCCGGCGGGGCGATGTCGGCCATGGCCTTGGGAACCGGCCTCCCCTCGCGCCAGTCGGCCACAGCCCGGTTGATGGCGGTGGCCCGGTCGCGGCTGGCGCCGTCCGAGAGCCAGCCGCCCTGCTCGTCTTTCAACATGACGCAGGACTTCCAGCCCGCCTTGCGCAGGCCCTGCGACGGGATCCAGCACGGTCGTCCGTGGCGCCACCGCCAGCTGGCGGGCGCGTCCTGATGCCGTCGAAAGCGGCGCGGCTTGGGCGTCTTGGTCGTCACCGGCGGGTCTCCGTCGCCAGGGGGTGGTGAATTAAAGCGCGGGCGGCGTAGGCGGGTCAATGGGGCGGGTCGGCTTGCCGTTGCGAGGACAGCCCGCCTCGCGCCACGAAGCCACCGCCTCAAGCCAGTCCTCGGCCTCGTTGGCCTGGTCCTGGGCTTCGCGCTCCTGCTCAGAGACCTGCTCGTCCGACATCGCGTCGAAGTCGTTCTTGAACCTTTCCCACGCGGCCATCGTCAGCCCACCTTCGGCAGGACGTCGTGGATACGGCGGGCGATGCGCTCGCGGCGGGTCTCGGCGTCGGGCGCGTTCTGGCAGGCGCACAGGTCGTCGGCGCCCTGGCAGGCGCAGCGTTCGGCTTGAGCGGCCTCCTCCGCCGCCGACAGGCAGCGGCCCGGGCTGTCGTCACGCAGCAGCTCGGCATCGATTTCGGCATTGGCCGCGATCATGGCGGCGTCGATGGGGCTCATCGTTTCCCCCGCTTCCGCTTCGGAGCTTCGGCGGCGGCCGTGGCCTCGCCCTGCGGTTCCGAGGCCGGGGCCGGGGCCGGGCGCTGGAATGCGGCCTTGCCCGCCTCGAGGTCGAGCGTGATCAGGGCGCTCGCCATGTTGTTCTTGATGCAGTAGCGCGCGAACGCGCTCTGGGCCGGCTCGCCCGGATGGATGTCGATGTCGGTCCCGAGGGTGCCGCCCTTCCACGATCCCTTGCGCCTTCCGGTTTCGCCGGAGAACCGCATGGACAGTGACCGGCGGACCATCGGCCGGCGGAACAGCGATAGCCAGCGGAACCAACCCTCGCCGAACAGCCATTCGCGCTCATGGATTTGGCCGCGCATCACCAGCTGCTCGCCGTCATAGTCCACGAAGGGGATGTAGATGACGGGCGCCGCTTCCTTGGCCTCCTGCCGCGCCTTGAACCATTCGCCCTGGTTGGCGCCCGCCTTCACGCGCCGGCGGCGGTCTTGCTCCATCTGCCGGAAGACCTCGACGCCGTCGAAGCCGAAGATGCTGAACCGCGACAACCGCCATTGCGTCCAAGGCAGGTGACAGCCCCAGCGCTGCTCGGTCGTGCTGTCGTGCGTCACGCGGCCAAGCCTCACGTCCAGGAAGCCTTCCACGTAGCTGAACCCATATTCTCGCGGGCCGGTCTCCCAATACCAATCGCGTTCGAGGCGCGCGACCGTCTCAGCGTTCCAGGTCGTGGCCTGATGCTTGATGCGCCAAGGCCGGATGATCGAAGGCAGCACGGCGATGAGCGTATGGCCGAACGCCGAGAAGCGCAGGCTGCAGCCGGGACGTTCGTCGTCGTCGCCGCTGTTCAGGATCAGCGCCAGGGGGCGATAGCCGTCGCGGCTGCGGGCGTAGGTGAAGGGGCCGAAGTATCGGTCGTTGTCGCTCCAGCGACGGGCTCGGATGGTCACGCGGGTCTCCTTGGCGTGTGGGAGTCAGATGAGGATCAGGTCCCCGGTGATGGCGGCGTCGCGCAGGATGTTGCGCGGACCGGTCAGGTTGGCGTCGGCGTTGGCGGCGGCGGGCGGCAGGGGACCGTGCGTCAGCAGGGCCGTGCGGAACACGTCCTGCACGACGTCGACGGCGGCGATGTATTCGGTGATGGCGGCATAGCCGGCCTGGTCCAGCGCCCGGTCGGCGACCGCGTAGCTGTCGGTGACGCCGAGCGCGGGCAGGACCTGCTGCAGGGCGGAGGCCAGGGCGTCGCGCATGGCCAGCTGGGCGTCGGCTGGGGTGCCCATCAGGCCCGTCCCGTCAGAACGAGCAGGAAGACGACGACGGCAACCATGATCAGGGCGGCGACGGCGTGGCGACCCTTGCGGGTGAGGAGGCGGGGGGCGGGGTTACGGGCCATTAGCGGGCTCCCATCATTCGGGCCTCGGCCGCCACGATGGCGGCGTCGATGCGGCGTTGCTGGCCGGCGGGGTGTGTCGCGACCCGGTCACAGTTCGCGGGCAGGTTTGCGACGGGCGGGGCGTTGAGAACGGACAGGGTGGCTTCGGCCTGGCTGCGCGCCTCCCAAGCGACGATGTCGGCCTCGCGCCAGCGGAAGGGTGCTCTGGACTGGATCGGCGCGGGAAAGCCCCGGTCGCGCACCCACTGCGGCCACTCCTTGCGGAAGGTGTCGTAATGGCGGTTCACAGCGGGATGCGCGGCCGTCTGTTTCATCGTAAGGCGGTCGACCATGACGTCAGCCCTTCCGGTGCACGTCCCAGGCGATGACGCCCGCGACCGCGACCATGGCGGTGATCAAAAGGCCGGCGGCGATCATCGCGGGGCGCTCCAGCCGACGACTTCCACGATCAGGTCGTCCGCGCGGTGGCGGGTGGGCCGGGCGCGGCGCAGGGCGTCGGTGTAGACGGCCGGCCAGGTCTTGAACCCGGCGACGACAGCGATAGCCTTGAGCGCGGGCGCGTGCCCGTCGGCGGGGGAGCCCGCCTCGGCGGCGGCGAACAGGCGGTGCAGGGCCTCGGCGGTGACGTCGCCCGGCTTGTGGGTGGTCTCGATCACGCGGACCACGCCCTCGGCGTCGATGCGCACGGTGGCCCGGTAGGTGCAGACCGGGGTGATGACCCGCTCGCGCTGCTTGTTGGCCTTGGCGACGTTGACCGACATGGGTTCGCCGACGCGCGACTGACGCCGACGGGTCTTGTTGACGAACAGGAGGCGGACGCGGCCGTCCTTGATTTTGGCGACCTCGGGTTTGGTGATGACGTATTCGGCCATTAGAAGGGGTATTCCATTTCGGGCGGGCGCGGCGCTTCGAAGCCGTCGACCCGCAGAACCAGATCGGGGTGGAATTCCTCGCGGTGGAGGCAGCGCCCGCAGGACCAGACGAGCCACAGCTCGATGCAACGGCCCCGGTAGGGTTCGCCACAGCGCGCGTCGTCGTAGATGGCGTCCTCGACGGTCATGGGCTGCCCGCCCGATTTCAGTTGGACGACGTCGCCGATCATGAACGGCGGTCGGTCTTCCTTGTTGCTACCTTTGGTGGGCTCGTCCTGATGGATCGCCTCGGCCGACGCCCAGCTGGCCATGCGCGCCGGCCTGGCCGTCGCCAAGTTGGTCATGTCGTCGCGCCATTGGCGATGCTCGCGGAGGAGGGCTTCCGCCCGTTCGTAACCCTCGCGCAGGAGTTTCGACATGTCGGGCTCTTGGCGCAGGGAGATGACCAGGCCTTCGGCGATATCGTAGAAGGCTTCGGCCTTGGGTTTCGCGGTCGTTCCCATGTCAGGCGGCCTCGCCGATGGTGGCGACGTCCTCGAAGGCGGCCGGATAGTCCGCCCCCATCATGCGCTTGGCCTGATCGACCAGCAGCTCCAGCGTCCGGCAGACCACCTCGCAGACCGAGCCCGGGAACGGCGGGTCTTCGCGCATGGCGGCCATGGCGGCCTCAACGATCAGGGGGTGGTAGGACAGCGGCGTGTCCGAGGTCGTGCAGATGCAGATGCGGACGCCCTTGGCGTCGAAGGTGACGTAGCCCAGCCCACGGTTCTGCAGGTGAGCGATGGGCATGGTTTCAAGCGCCAGGATCAGGTCGGCCGCCGCGACGGCGGCGGGGTCCAGCTCCAGAGGATCGGGGATCAGGTCGGCAAGGCTCATGGCGGCGACTCCGTTGATAATCGTCCATGGCCTCACCCTGTTTGTTGTTTATGTCAACACCTAGTTGTTTATCTCAACGTTTCACATGAAACATTTACGTCCGTTTCTGGCGCAACGGCCCTGATTTCGAGCATTGTTCGGCCATGCTCTATGACCCTTCGCTCGCGTGGATGTTGCTGATCGGGCCGCTGTGCGGCAGCTGGCGGCAGGTGCTACTGGCGGCAGCCGCCTATTCGCTGTGGCTGGCCTTCGGTGTCCGGGACATCGGCGACGCGACGTCCTGGTGGGGCGTGGCCCTGCTGCTGATCGCCGGCTTCCTGCTGGGCGGTTTCGCCGGGCTGTTCGCCTATTATGTCCGGCGCACAACGATCCGCCTGCCGTGGGACAGGCCGCTTCATCCGATCGAGGGCAAGGGGCCCGACCCCTACTAGTCCGCCCGGAAGCCGACCCGATAGACGGCCTCGACCTCGGCGAGGTTGAAGGTCAGTTCCTGCTCTTGCGGGTAGAGTTCGGTGACATAGAGCGTGGACCCCAACGTCTTCTCGAACCGCTTCACCATCGGATCCCGGTCGCCCTTGAAGATGATGACACAGCCGTCGCCTTTGCGCGGCCAGGTCTTGACGTCATAGGTGACGAAGCCGCCGGGCTGGGCATAGGGGATCATGCTCTCGCCCTGGACCATCAGGACGCGGACGGTCGGGCCGAAGAAGGGGGCGAGGTCCAGCATCTCCTGCTGGTCCGGCTCATAGACGGCGGTCGCCATGCCGCCCGCGCGGGCATAGCCGGCGATGGGAAGTTCGAACCGGCGGGCGAACCGTTCCTCGGCGAACCGGGCGGCCTCGGTGGGCGCGCGTCCGATTTCGTCGTCCCGGGCCGCTTCTATGGCCAGCGCCTCCGGGGTTGAGCCGATCGCGGCCGTCACGCTTTCGATCAGCTGGCGCTTGAACTGGCGCTCGCCGCGCTCGTAGTTGCCCCACGCCTGCAGGGTGACATTCATGTTGTCGGCGGCCTGTGTCTGGGTCAGGCCGGCGCGCTCGCGCAGACGTCGCAGGGCCGCGCCCATGGCGCGACGTTCGGCGGCGGTGTGCTGATTCTGTTCGTCCATTCGGGGAGGGTGCAACACCCTCTCCGAGCCCAATAGCGACAAGGACTGAACGCGAGACCCGATCATTGTTGTTGACATAAACAACAAATCACCACGGTTCTCAACAGGCAGTTAGGATTGCCTGCCGATGACCGATTTCAACCGCCGACCGAAGTTTGCCTATTGGCTTCTCGACCGCAACCGCCCTCATGCCGAGGCGGCAAAGGCGATCGGCTGCTCGGCCTACTACGTCGGGCGCCTGTGCAAGCCGTGGGCCGATTTACGCCGGGCGGCACCCAGCCTCGGCATGATTGAGAAGATCAGGTCCTACACGGGCGGTGACGTCATGCCGAATGACTGGCTGGAGCCGGAAGCCGTGGAGAGCGTCGCGTGAGCAAGACCTTCGCCCTCACCGACGCCGATGTCGGCAAATGGCGTCAGCTGATCCGCTGCGCGCTGGACGTCGCCGCCGGCAGCAGCCCCGCCGCTCGCCTGCGGGGCGCGTCGCAACGCGCGGTCAAGGCAGTGGCACCGGACAGCGACAGCCTGCGCGAGGTGTTCTCGCCGCTGGTCCGCCTGGCCGGGGCTTGGCCCGACATGTCCGCGGTGACCCGGGCGGTCGAGACGGACAAGCTGGTGACGCTGGCCCGTCTGGCCGAACGGTCGCTGAGCCTGACGCCCTACCTGCCGAAGGTCGCAGCCCTGCCCGCCGCGCCGATAGGCCGCCCCGCCCCGCCCTTTCGAAAGGACCTGTTCGGATGAGCCGCGACAGCCGGGTGAAGGCGCAGACGGAACAGGCGCGTGCGGCCTGGCTGATGGCCTGCGACCTGTCGGCGGGCGCCGTCGGCTGCGATGTCCGTGAGGTGCTGCAGACGCGGGGCGTCCGGGGCAAGGGCGGCACGGCCCCGGTGACCCGGGCTCGCAAGCTGGCCTGTTATCTGGCGCTGGTGGTGTCGAACGCCGACCCCAGTCGCCTGGCCGAGGCGGCGCGCATCGACCGGACCACCCTTCGCCGTCACGCGGAGTGGGTCGAGGATCGCCGCGACGATCCCCAGCACCCCGAGTTCGAAGCCCTGGTGGCGGGGATGGAGGCCGCGATCTTCGGGGCTGCCCTGCGTATCTGTGCGGCCAAGATCGGCGAGGATCCTGTCCTGCCGGAGGCAGCGTGATGGTCGATGAAGAACTGCGCGTCCGCCGGGCGCGTAAACAGTGGGCGGCGCGACGGCCACCAGCCGTCAGGGCCAGGTTGGCGGCGGAGAGGGCCCATTCTGAGGCCCGCGCCCGGGCGCGGCAGATGGTGCTGCACGGCGGCGTGCCGCTGCTGCGGGCCACGGTAGATGCGGTGCTCGCCTACCTCAACGCAGGCGTCCCGGAGTCGTCCATCAAGGTGATGCTTGAACGCCAGAGACGACCGGAATGACCGGCTCCCTCCTGACCCGGCTGGCCGCAACGCGCGCGTCGATGACGCCGGAGATGCGGGCCGCGCGCGACGCCCGCTGGTGGCGGCGGCAGGCCCGCGATCTGGTGCGCGCGGCCAAGCGGCCGCTCTATGCCGAGACCGTCTCGAAGGTGGAACGGGCCCTGCAGGTCGGGGCGCCCGCGCACATCGTCCAGACGTGGCTGGAGACGTCGGCGTGACCTGCTCCGATGACCGAGCCGCACAAACGGCGCTGAATGCGGCCGTTCGCACCGGCGATCCTGCCCTGGTCATGCATGCCATGACCCGGGGTGACGCCCGTTGCCTCGTGGAGGTGGTCGATCACTGGCCACAGGGCGCGCCGATCTGTCCGATAGCCCCGCTGGCAGCTTTCCAGATTGACCGCCTGCGGCGGGCGCGACTGCTGGTGACATCCGGCAAGGACGACATGGGCGACCTGCGATTCAGGCCGACCCCCGCCGGGGTGAAGGTCCGCCAAGCCATGGCGTCGCGCGCATGAGTGCCTACCCCCCCCTATTGCCGGGCAGGAGGGCCTGCGCGCCTGGCTCGAATACGTCATCGAGACGGCCATCGACATGCTGGATGCGCTCGATGCACCGAGCGAGGACCTGGAAGACGATGAGGCCGAAATCATCCCGACGCGGGAGGTCTGAGCGTGTCTGAACGCCCGCCCCTTCCCCACGACGAGAAGAAGATCAAGAGCGAGCTGCAGGGCCGTCTGCCCGCGGTGCTGGCCGCCCTAGGCTACAACTCGCAGGACATCGCCAAGGCGGGTGCCCTCTTCACGCCGCTGTGTCCGTGGCGCGGCGACCGGCATCCGGGATCCTTCGTGATCTGGCTGCAGAGCCAGGGCGGCGGCGAGGGATCGTGGAAGGACTTCGCCACCTCGGACAAGGGCGACCTCTACGACCTGATCCGCCGGTCGCTGCAGCTGGCGCGCTGGATCGACGCCTACTGGTGGTCGCTGGACTTCCTCGGCCTCGGCCGGGGCGAGGTGCGCTCGGCCGATCAGGCGCAGCGCGAGCGCGAGCGGGCGGAGGCTGACCGCAAGGCGGCCATTGCCAAGGAAAACCAGCTGCAGGCCGAGAAGGCGGCCAAGGCCAAGGCGCAATGGCTGGGGTTCGAGCCGAACGTGATGTTCACCCCGGCCTGGACCTATCTGACCGAGGCGCGCCTGCTGCCGATGGGCCGGATCGGCCCGCCGAACGCCATGCGCGTGTTCGACCAGCTGGAGCATTTCGACAAGGCGACCGGCGAAATCACCGAATGGCCCGGGATGGGATGGGCGGTGAACGGGCCGCTGCTGCCCGGCAAGCCCGGCGACATCACCGGGGTTCACCTGACCTGGCTGCAGCGGGACGGCCTGGCCAAGGCCCCCGTCGTCAAACCGAAGAAGATGCGGGGCGTCATCAAGGGCGGCTCCATCCGCGTGTCGAAGGGTGCCAGCCGCCTGACGCCGGAGAAGGCGGCGGCCGCCGGGAAGCTGGAGCCTCTGATCATCACCGAGGGGATCGAGGACGCCCTCACGGCGGCCATCGCCACGCGGACGACGCGGACATGGGCGGCGGGGTCGCTCTCGCTGATGCACGAGCTGGTGAAGGTGGCCGGGTGGCCGCTGTGCGCCTCGGCCGTGACCCTGGTGCGGGACAACGATTGGGAGAAGCCCGAGGCGGTCGCCGCTTTCGACGCCTGTCTGGCCGACTGGAAGCGGGCGGCCAACGGCCGGCCCCTGCATGTCGTGCAGGCCGAACAGGGCAAGGATTTGAATGACTGGCTCAGGAGTGCGGCTGTAGCATGAACGACAAACCGTCCAAATCCCAAAGCCTGATTATTGACAACTTCGCCGGCGGTGGCGGGGCCTCGACGGGCATCGAGGCGGCGCTGGGCCGTCCGGTGGATGTGGCGATCAATCACGATCCGCAGGCGGTGGCGATGCACCGGGCCAATCACCCGGAGACGCACCACTATTGCCAGTCGGTCTGGCGCGCGAACCCGATTGAGGTGACGCAAGGGCGGCCCGTTGCGCTGGCGTGGTTTTCGCCGGACTGCAAGCATTTCTCCAAGGCCAAGGGCGGCAAGCCGGTCGAGAAGAACATCCGCGACCTGGCCTGGGTGGTGGTGGCCTGGGCCAAGGCGGTGCGGCCCGCCGTGATCATGCTGGAGAATGTCGAGGAGTTCCGCACCTGGGGGCCGCTGACCGAGGCTGGGACGCCCTGTCCGGACCGCAAGGGCGACACCTTCAAACAGTGGGTGCGAGAGCTGAAGCGGTATGGCTATCGGGTCGAGGCGCGCGAGCTGCGGGCCTGCGACTATGGCGCGCCGACGATCAGGAAGCGTTTGTTCGTCATCGCCCGGTGCGACGGAAGGCCCATTGTCTGGCCGGAACGGACGCATGGGCCGAAGGACGATCCGCAGGTGATGGCCGGGCGGCTGAAACCGTGGCGCGTGGCGGCGGACATCATCGACTGGTCGCTGCCGTGTCCGTCGATCTTCGACACCGCCGAGGAGATCATGGCCAAGCATGGCCTGAGGGCGCAACGCCCGCTGGCGGCGGCGACCCTGCGTCGGATCGCGCGGGGCATCCATCGGTATGTGCTGGATGCGCCCCGGCCCTTCATCATCCGGACGGACATGGCCAGCGCCGCCGCGCGCAACGGCGTCCACGACTTGTCTGAGCCGGTGCGAACGCAGACCACCGCCGGATCCTTCGCGGTGGTCGCCCCGACCCTAGTGCAGGCGGGCTATGGCGAGCGCGAGGGCCAGGCGCCGCGCTGTCTGGATATCGAGGCGCCCATCGGGACGCAGGTGGCCGGCGGCGGCAAGCATGCGCTGGTGGCGGCCTTCCTGGCGCAGCACAACAGCGGGTCCGTCGGGCACGACCCGCGCGAACCGGTGTCGACCCTGACATCGAAGCCGGGTCCGCATGGCGTCGTCTCGGTCCACATGACCTATGCCCAGCAGGGCGGGGCCAGTCGGTCGGCGGATGATCCGTTGCACACATTGACGGCCAGCCCGAAGGACCAGAACGCCCTGGTCGCCGCCAATCTGATCGCGGTGAACCACGGCGACAGCGGCGGTCGCCGCGAATATGAGCTGACGGATCCGGTGAACACCCAGACGGCGGCTCGGGGCGAGGCCCCGGTGGCGGCGCACCTGCAGACCCTTCGCGGATCCGCGCGGCGGGATCAGGACGTCTTGGCGCCGCTCAGAACGATTTCAGCGGGCGGCAATCATTCGGCGGTGATCGGAGCGTTCCTGGCCAAGTACTATGGCCAGGGCGCCGGCGCGCCGGTGGATGGTCCGCTGCACACCGACACGACGAAGGACCGCTTCGGCTTGGTCACCGTCGAGATCGACGGCGAGGCCTGGGCCATCGCCGACATCGGCATGCGGATGCTGACGCCACGCGAACGGTTCCGCGCCCAGGGCTTTCCCGACAGCTATCTGATCGACCAGGGCGTCGATGAGGCGGGGGCAGCGGTCAGGCTGACGCTCGACGCCCAGGGACGGATGTGCGGCAACAGCGTGTGTCCGCCGCTGGCAGAGGCGCTGGTGCGTGCGAACGTCGTTCGCATGGCCGAAAGCGAGGCGGTCGCATGAACGACGACGTCCTAGACACCATCGGTGCCGCCCTGTCGCCTTCGGAACCCGACGGCTTCTCGGTGCGGACCCTTGCGGCGCAGGACCCGCTGGCGGGCTGTCCCCTGATCTGGCAGGGCGAGGCCATCGAGCCGGGCGCGTGGCGTGGTGTGGGTCACCTCGACGACTGGACGCGCCTGCCGCTGTCCTGCCCGGTGCAACCGCTGGGGACGTCGTGGCGCGAGGGGAAGGACCTCTATTACTTCCTCAACCCGCTGGGCGAGGTTCACGCCCTGGACGCCAAGTCGATGGGCAAGGGGCCTATCGCAGGACTGTTCAAGGGACGAACGGCCTGGCTGTGGTGGGCCTGGCCGCGCTGGAACGCCAAACACACCGAGGTGGTGGGCTGGGAGGCCGAACAGGCGCGCGACGCCCTGATCGACGCCTGCGGCTTCACCAGCATCTACGACCCCGACCGCATCCGGGGCCGCGGGGCCTGGCGCAATGTGGACGGCTCCCTGACCTATCATGCGGGCGACCGGGTGTTCGTGGGCGGTCGCTGGCTGCGCCCCGGGACGCACGACGGCTGGATTTATCCGGGTCGGCCACCGATGGGGACGCCCTGGCCGGTGACGGTCCTGGCTGAGACGGGCGGGCCCTTCGACTATTTCCGCGAGGTGTTCGGGACCTGGAACTGGCGACGCAAGGCGATAGACCCCTATCTGCTGGCCTGCTGGCTGGCCCAGGCGATGATCGGCGGGGCTCTGGACTGGCGCTCGATGGTGTTCGTCACCGGCGAGAAAGGTTCGGGCAAGTCGTCGCTACAGAAGGTGCTGCTGACGGCCGCCGGACGCGGGGCCCTGCACAGCGTCAACACGACGGGTGCCTACATCTACCAGAAGCAGGGGCACGACGCGATGCCGGTGCTGGTGGACGAGTTGGAGGCGCAGGCGGGCGGGATCACCGCCAAGGTCATGGCCATCGTTGAAATCATGCGGACAGCCTCGTCCGGCGGGCGGATCGGGCGCGGCTCCAGCGAGGGCGAGGCCAAGGATTATGAGTGCCGGGCCAACTTCGCCGCCACATCGATCAACGTCCCGCCGATGCGCGGGCAGGACCAGAGCCGGTTCGCGGTGCTGAACCTGGACCCGTTCGAGAAAGCCTCGGCCGACGGCGGGGGGCTGGACTGGCGCGCGATCGAGGAAAACGGTCGCCAGTTGCTGCGGCGGATGCTGGACGGGTGGCCGCGATGGGCCCGGACCCTGGAGGCCTATAAACGGGCCTTGATCGAGATCGGCGGCCACGACGCGCGTGGGGCCGACCAGTTCGGGGCGTTGCTGGCCGCCGGTCACATCGCCGACCGTGACGAGGATCCGACGAAGGAGCAGCTGGAACACTGGGCCACGGCGCTCAAGGCCAGCTATCTGACGGAGACGGCGCACAAGACCGACGACTGGCGTGAGTGCCTGCGCCATCTGCTGGACGTCATCCCCGAGGGTATGCGGATGAAGAACGACATCCGCCCGAACCTCGGGGCGCGGCTGGCGCAGTTTCGGCGTCAGCCGGGCGGTCTCGAGGATCTGGCGCGGCTGGCCACGTCGGTGGGCTGCGCGATCAGCTTCAAGAAGGGCGACGTGCAGACGTGGGAGAACGCGCGCCTGTTCATCCCTTACAGCCACCCAGAAACAGCCAAACTGTTCGCAGGCACGACCTGGGCGGGCATCCCAGGGGCCGGCGGCGTTTGGCACACGACGCTCCAGCGCGCACCGGTCGACGTCGCCTGGGTGGCGGTCTGCGGTGGTGGCCTCGACAAGAAGCGCCACGGGGTGATGATCCAACTGGCCCTTGCGTTTCCGGGTGGCGATGGAGCGGGCGAGGATGCCTTCGGCTACGGTGTCGTCGTCGATGCGGCCTAGAGCATGATGGCTTTTGTTGGAACCGTTCGACGGTCCCAACAAAAGGCTGAATCATGCTCGCGCTTTCACCTGGAGCCTGATTCACGGCCTCGATGGCATCGCGAAGCGATTCCATCTCAACCGATCAGGCTCTAGGCGCTGCCGAAGCGGGCGATGCGTCGCTGCAGAACGTCCGCGACGTCGCGGCGCTCTTTCAGCAGGTCGACCAGTTCGCTCATGATGCCCGGGGCGATGCGATAGCTGTTGCCCGCCTCGGCCGCCGCCGCGATGTACTGCACCGAACGCAGATTGATCCCGAGCTTGCGCGCCATGGGCGACTGCCAGTTTTCGCCGTAGAGGGCGCGGCCGGCAGCGGCGAACAGCTGGGCGTTGGTGGCGGTGTCTGTCATCAGAGCAGGCGTCCTTGGGCTCGGTCAGTTTCATCGAAAAGACCGCCCTCGGGCAAGGCTGCCCTTCCGCGCCGATCCGATCGAGCGCGGGCCAGCGCCTCGCACTGGCGCAAGGCCAGCGGCACGGGTGCCACGCCTGGCACCAGATGCTGGACCTCGGGCCCGTCGTGCAGCTGGACGACCTCCGAGGCCTGCCAGTCGCTCAGACAGGCCGGGCTGTCGCCGATGGGGTACGAGGCGACCATGACGCGCCGCCGACCCTCCAGGCGCTGCAGCGAGGCCGCCAGGTCGTGCGCCATCCGGCTCGCCAGGTGCGGGTCGCGGTCGCGGTAGTGGGCATAGGCGCGCCATTCGTCGTCGCGCAGCAGCAGGACGCAGAAGACGTAGGGATGGCCATCAGCCTCGGCGGACGCGCGAATGTCATCAGGGAGCGGTTGCGGGGCCCGGATAGAAGTAAAACGGCCCATCAGTCGACCACCCGCACGGCATGGATGTCGACGCATTGACCTGGGAACAGGTCCTCTTCGTTGCGATAGAGCGCCGCGCCGGGCTGCCAATAGATGTCGGCGGGGTTCTCAGCGGTGCAGCCGAGCCCGATCAGGGCGGCATCGTCCGCGAGGGCGTCACAGTCTGTGTCGGTGAGGCAGTTGCTCGCCATACGGCTGACGGTGGGGGTGGGATCGGGCGGCGTGTGCGCAGCGACTAGAGCAGCCCCGCCAATGGCGGAGACGGCGAACACGACGTGGATCAGGTGCAGTCTCATGTCTCGCTCCTTGCGAAAGTGCCTCGCCCTGCGGCGAAACAACTTGCGTAAAGATACGCAAGTAAGCGGCGCTGTCAAGCGGCGCGAGTTCCTAGGCGCTACGAGGCCGTGAGGCCTTGTGGCGACGGCCCGCGCAGCGACCGCAGGGAGCGGGGCGCGCGGGCTCCGCATGTGTCCCCAGCCGCCCCAGACCCCGACCCTCTCCGGCCCGGCTCTGGCCTCTCCGTTGGCTTCATATCCCCACCCCGGACCCATCCCCCTATGACAAACATTGTCGCGGTGCCGTCTGGCCCGCCCTGGTTGGCTTCCATCGGTTTCCGGTGCCGCTTCCACCCTGATCCTGTCAGAACCGGCCCCGGCGGGCGTGGAAGCGGTGGAAGCCGTGGAAGGGCGAGGCCGAACGCGCGCGACCCAATGGGCCCAAAATGCGGTCCCCTTCACGATAGACGCACTTCTACGGCTTCCATCACTTCCATCATAACCGGCACCGGAAATAATCAGGGATAGTGTGGAAGTGCGGCCAGGAAGCCGTGGAAGTGGAATAAAAAAGGGCTGTTTAATGACAGGGGGGGCTGACCTCCTGGGCGCGGTGCCGGAGAAGCGAGGGCGCGGGCGGCCCAAGGGATCGAAGAACCGCCGATCAGGCGACCTGACCGCCTATCTCGGAGCGGTGTACGGCGGATCGACGGCCCAGCAGACGGCCCGGTTCTGCCTGGTGACGCCGAAGGCCGTCCGCGAGGCCGGCGGATCGGTGGCGCAGGCCTATGTCAACCAGGCACTGGATTTGTCGCGGCGGGCCCGTGATGCGGACGCCCAGCTGGTCGAAGAGGTGGAAGCCCTGATCCTGCAGGCCGCCGCCCGCCTGGCGCTGGGCGGCAAGGGCGTGGGCGCGGCCGTCGACGCGATCTGTGATCGTCTTCTCCGCCGGGCCGAGCCGTTGCCCCTGGCCACGGCGCTGGACATGCTGAACGGCGAGCGGGCCAAAATCTTGCCTTACACCGACCAGAAGCGACCGCAGGCCGTGGATCTGACGCCACCGGCACAGGGTGGCGCGCCGGTGGCGGTCATCGTCATGGGCGGGGTCCCGGGCGCAGGCAACGAAACCCTTGACCAGCAAGGGTTTGGCGACATGATGCTTGGCGGCCCGGTCATCGAAGGCGAACCATTGAAGGCGAACGACCAGGCCTAACCCAAGGTACTGTAAGGGTTTGGCATCACCCGCGCGCTGATGAAGTATCAGCGCCTGACGTCACCGCTCGGCCCGTCAGCGCCGTGGCTGTGCGACGCGCCAGACCCCCCCCAGGGGGGTCGACCCCCCACCCCCGAAATCTGACCCGCCCGTCTCTCCCTAGGGGGGTCTTTCCGGCAGCCATGCGCCCGGCAAGCCCATAACCCCGAAAACGGGGTTATGGCGACCTGCCTGTACAAAACCCCGCTACAGGGACCCGGCCGAAACTGGACACCTCGGAAAAGGGTCCGGGTGCGGGAGGCGGTATGTTGGACAATTTCCCCACAGGACGTGGGGCGGATGGGACGCCATGGACGCCGGCGGGGCCGGTGGTCGAGGCTTATGGGCTGTCACGCGCACCGCTCGCGGTGTGCATCGGCCCGACGGGTGGTGGGAAGACGACGGAGAGCATCCGTCGTTACGTCCGCATTGCTCAATGGCAGCACCCTAGCCCCATCGACGGCATACGCAAGGCCCGGATCCTGGTGGTCGGGACGACCTACCGGCGGACCTGGGACCAAATCATCCCTTCGTACCTAGAGGAGGTCCCCTGGGCGACGGACAAGAAGCTACCGGGCAATCGCTGGACCGGGGCTCGGGGCGATCCGGCGGATCATCATTTCTGGGTCGGGTGGCAGGGCTTCGGCCGCTGCTACATCGAGGTGCTGTTCCGTGCCGTGGGCGACGACAATCTGGAGAAGTTCTTTCAGGGCTTCCAATACACCGCCGCCCACATCCCCGAGCTGACAACCTGGCCCTCGGCGGACATCCTATCGAAGGCAGCCAACCGCATCCCGCGCTATCCGAAGCCCATCGACCGCCCTGAACTGGCCGAGGGACAGGCTCCGGCGTACGGAGGCGTCTTCGCCGACTGCAACGCGCCGGAAATCGGGACCTGGGGGCATGAGCGGTTTTATCTGCGGCGCCAGCCGTCGGACGCCATCTTCATCCAGCCGCCCGGCTACGACCCGGCAAGCCCAGACGGCTTCCACCCGATGGCCGAGAACGCGGCAAACCTGCGTCGCCTGCGACCCGACTACTACAAGCACCTCGCCGCGCTGCAAGAAGAGTGGGACGTTCGCCGTCTGCTGCAGAACCTGCCCGGCTATTCGCGGCACGGCGAGCCCGTTCACCGCCTGTTCGACACCGAGACCATGGTGTCGCGAAACGTCATCCCGGTTGATCCTGACGCGCGCGTGGTCATCGGCGTTGATGCCGGCTCGAACACCCTTCGCCCCGCCGCTGCCTTCATGCAGCGGTCCTACGGCGGTCAGGTCCGGGTTCTGGCCGAGGTCGTGCCTCGCCAGCAGATGGACCTGCGCCAGCTCTGCGACGAAACCCGTCGTATCCGCGAGACGAAGTTCGCCGCCATCCCCGACGACCGTATCGAAATCGTGGTCGACCCGGCAGCTCGAGGCCAGTCCGCTACCCGAAAGGGCGTCTCCTGGGCCCAGATGATCAGCCAGATGACCGGTATCGGCATCCGGCTGGCCCCAAGCCAGGACCCGCGCATCCGCATCGGTGCACTCAACGCGCTCCTGAAGCCTGTCGGTCCCGGCGAGCCCGGCTTCGTGGTATCCGGCCCCGACTGCCCGGGCTCCGTTGAGGCCCTGGCGGGCGGCTATCGGTTCAAGCGCAGTACCAAAGGCCTGTCGGCGGGGCCGGACAA